TATTTAATATATACTATAAGATACTACCTACCTAGCTGTCCCCTAAATAGGACAGTAGACAAGTGGGGTGCGAGTGTGGTATACTGTGGTCGGAGGCGCGCAGAAACGCCCGTAACTCGTTGTCCCGCAAGGGCTTACCGCTGCTAGCATGTAGTCTAAAACTAGCGGATTCCAACGGTATCTAACGGTATCTCTCGGTATCAAACGGTATGTAACGGTAGAAGATAGGCACTAGAGCTAGGGTCTGAGTGAGAATGTAGTATATAGAAGGATACTACATAGAATAGACACACGAATAGAGTGAATACGGCTATAGAATCTGGAGTGTTTCCAGATAGAGTAATATACCACTAGAGAGGGTGCTAGGGTATATGGTTCATACTCGGAGCCGTATTCATTCTGTTGGGATGTCTAGTCTATAGGACGGCTCACGAAGATTGAGTAATGAGTCTAATAGCTTATACGCACTAGATATACCCTATAGGGAGGTATCATCATGCGGTGTTACTAATGGCCTGCAAGTATAATGAGCTAGAATAGAGGACCGGATAAATCCTTAGACAGACAAAACTGGATATAGGCTGGATAGGATTAGGGTCATATAGAGTATCGGCTATCTCATTCTATTCAGCCATATCTGGAACGCAGACATTTGGATAGAGTGTATAATAAGCTATCTCACAGAGAAGATAAGCTGGGTTATATATCTTCCTAAAAAGAGATGTAGATATTATGCACTCTATCGAGGTGTCTGTATGAAGATGAAGGTAAATCATTTAGGTAGGATAGACAACATAGACAACGTTAGTCAAATCATTCACAATACTACAAAGGATAGGCTTCTAATTGTAGAAGAGGAAGATAAAGGATACCAAATACACGGTTACATTTCTTCTGAGATAGCCGACATCGAGGTAACATTTCCGGAGTACGATAATGAAGAAACGTTCACTTCTAATCCTCACACTAGCGGTAAGTAACACTATCGCCTGTAGTGGAGGTAATAGCATTCTCTCTCCATCTACAGGAGAGGGTAATGGTAGAACGGCTGTAGAGATAGAGCATAGCGAGACTCTACCTCTATCTATTATAGAGCCGTCTTACCTATGCTCAGAACGAGAAGCGTATCTCTCTGAGTATCTCTCTAGACCTACGGATGGAGTGATTGTTACTCTACCGTCGGGGGAAAAGGTATACATTGACTGGCTTGGACGTGTATATCACATCGAAGGACCGGAGTGTCAGTAATGACTTACCTAGAGTGGATTGAAAAGCTCGAATCAATTAGAATGCAATACTTAGAGGGAGCTATTACTGAGCGTGAGTTCTTCAATGCAACAATAGCACGAGCTATTGAAGTAGAGCAGACTGAAGAAGATACACAATTAGAGGAACCTAAGTAAGAAGTGAAACTCTCACTCAGCACTGACGGTCGTATCATAGGATATGACTGTATTCAGTGCAGTAGTTACAATGACATTCTCTCTGTCTATTGTCACTACTGTTCTGCATACAGAGATGCAGGTATATCATATCGTGAGATTGAATGGTATACAGCCGTTCGGCGTGACGTTCACTTAGACTACAATCCACGACCCATCTATCCGAGTAAAATGACAAACGAAGATAGAGTCGAGTTATACAAGAAGTTCTATGATGGTGCTGCTCTAAAGGTAGCATCTATGACTCTAGATCAACTCATTGCACGAGGCGATGAGCTAGAGGAAATAATCATAGAAGCTAAAGCAGAGGCTCAGGCTACAACGGCTGAGCGTAGGAAACGAGAGGCTAATCTTTCACGTTCTGAGAGAGAGAAGCTAATCACTAAACCGGATATTACTGGAACTGAGGCGCTTAACGGCCCAAAGGTTCGTAAAGATAGGATGTCTAAAGCGGATAAACTCCGTGAGACATATGTATCTTTGGGTATGTCCGAAGCTGAAATCAATGCTATTATGAAGAACATTAGTGTTGATGAAACGAAGAAGAAAGCTCCTGAAGTAATCAAACGGCTCGGCGCTACAGACTCGAAGGAACGTTATACCTTTACGAAAGACGAACAGAAAGGTGATATCACTAGAGAAGTAGAACCTACAGTAGAACAGTCTATTGATAAGACTATCTCTGAGGCTCAGTCAGAGGGAGATATTCCAAAGCCTAAGATGGACTTCTCAAAGCTCTCATTCTTGAAGAAGTAATAAGACAATGACTTCTACTACTACACACTATATCTGCCCTAAATGTGAGGCAGATTCTGTAGAGAAATCTCGCGTGAAGTTTGGCGAGAAAGTAATCGTATCTCTACTGTGTGGTCATGTAGTCCCTGAGACGGCTCTTATTCCGCTACGGGATAAGGGCTATTCACTACTTCACTCTCTCGGATACAGAGATTATCAAATTGAGGGAGTGAAGTTTGCTGAAGAATCAAGAACTACTATCGGTGGTAAGGAAGGAATACGCTGCCTTATTGCCGATGAGCAAGGATTAGGCAAGACGTGGCAGGCATCTGGAGTAATTGCACTTCATGATGATATGTTTCCTGCCATTGTCGTAACTAAGACTACACTGACTATTCAGTGGTGGCATGAACTCCGGCGTTTAGTGGGTCATGATAAGACATATCAGGTCATTCGTTCTGGGAAGGAAATGGCTATCCCGGGATTTGATGTATATGTCCTGACGTATGACCTACTAAAGAAACACGAATTCATATTTGCTCTACTCGGAGAATACCCTAAGACTCTGATTCTAGATGAATGCCAGTCTATTAAGAACCACGCATCCGGCCGTGCTGGAGCCGTCTACGAGGTAGCTGATAAGGCATTCAATATTATTGGTCTATCAGGGACTCCGATTAAGAATCATGCCGGAGAGTATTTCTCAATCCTGAATATCCTCCGGCCTGATATCTTCTCTAGCTATGACCGTTACGTAGATGAGCACTGTGATTTCTACGATACGGCATACGGTAGGAAGATTGGTGGATTGAAGAATCCGGACCTATTCCAGGATCTTACGAGAAAGTTTATCATTCGTCGCACTAGAGCAGAGGCTGCACCTGAATTACCTACGATGGAGAGAGTATTCCATCACGTAGAACTCTCGAAGAAGCTTCAGTCTGCATATAAGGACGCTGTTAAAGAACTCGAAGAACTCCTATATGCAGAGCAAGATGAGGACACAATGTCCAATATGCTTGCTATCTACGCTAAGATGCGTAAGATTACCGGCTTATCAAAGGGTGCTCTAGAGTGTGTGGATTATGTTACGGATTTCCTCTTATCCACAGATAGGAAGATTGTTATCTTTCTTCATCATCATACTGTGGCTACTTTGTTGGAGGCTAACCTTAATAAGTGGTTATCGGATGGTGGATACAGACCTATTCTGAATCTACACTCTGGACTCTCTGGAGAACAGAGAGCAGAGACAGTAAGGAAATTCAGAGAAGAGCCGTATAGAGTAATGATTGCATCTACTCTTGCGGCTGGTGAAGGATTGAATCTTCAGTTCTGTTCTGATGCTATCATGCTGGAGAGGCAATGGAATCCAGCTAATGAGGAACAAGCAGAGGGTAGATTTATTCGACTGGGACGAGCTTCAGATGCCGGTCCTGTAAGAATGATTTACATGATTGCATCTGAAACTATTGATGAATACTTCACTGAGCTTGTAGAATCCAAGAGAGCAATCATGGCATCTACACTAGATGGTAAGGATATATCATGGGATCAGACTTCACTGATGAAAGAACTAGCCCAAGCAATCGTATCCAAGGGCAAGACAAAGTGGACGATGACAAAAGGGTAAAGATTCCTACTGAATGTATGTCTACAGGATATGCGCACTGTGGGCATTATCCCTGCATTCAAGGTAATATCTGCTGCATGTGTGGAGGGGATAGATACGTATATGAACAAAAGATTGGAAGTTCTTAACGGCTCTATCTCTTTACACCAGGTATCTCGTATCTACGTAGGTGGTAAATATGAGCGCCGAATGTTCCTCTCATGTCAGAATGAACGAGAGGTTGCTGACATGAGAGTGAACAATGAGCAGATAGAAGAACTGATTAAGATGTTACAGGAGGCTATTAAATGAATATATCTGAACAATTGCACAATGACGCTGAAAAACAGTTAGATACCATAATCTCTTTTGCTAATGAAGTAGAGGAAAACTTTCGCCTCAAGCGGTATGAAGATGCCTCGTGTACTCTTGATGAGTTAGAAAGTGAAGTAAAGAAAGCTAAGAAGTTAATCGATCAGATGTGGGAATAAGTCGATGACCATCCAACCTGTGAATCAAGGTAGCAATCATTTCTGTGGACCAGCCGTTATCTCGTGTATCACGGGGAAGAATACCGATGAGATAGAACGGATGGTTCAACAGCTTCGTCAGCGTGTAATGCCTGTAACGGGGATGACATCGGTAGAAATTCGCTCTATCTTAGAGAAATGTGGATGTCTCTGTTATGAGTTATCGCAGACACGAGGAATGTCTATTCTTTACTTGATGCAAACGAGGAAGTTTACTCATGGTGTGTATCTATTCTACGTAATCAATCACGTAGTGGCTATTGAGATTGGTGAGGATGGTAAGAGATACATCATTGACAATCACACTAAATCTCCTCTTACTCTAGGTTCATCTTCACGTCTGACTCAGAAGGTTCTCGCGGTGGTTAAGGTGGAGGTGGGGAAATGATGGGGCAGGATAGATTAGCTATCGCTAATGATATTATTGACGAAATTATTAAAGATCTTAGGGATAGAAGGGGGTTTCGTCATCTTCTAGAGAGTATTGAGATGGAAGATCCAGATACCTATAAAGATATTCATGACACATTAGCCCATATTACAGCTACTATCCTTAACGATTACGATGTGAGGTAGTATGACATTCACTATAGACGTTACGGATGAGGATATCCGTAATGGGAAGAAAACAGATTGTTATAATTGCCCTATTGCTCTAGCTATTAAGAGAGCATTTGATGGTAGTGGTTATACTTTATCAGCAGTATCTTCTTATCAAATCGGATTTTATATCTCTAAGGGTTTATTTAATAATGCGCCACTAGAGCCCAGAGTAACAAACTTCATTCGCGGGTTTGATACTGACGGATTCATGGGCAATAAGATCTCTCAGCCGTTCTCGTTCGAGTTGGAGGTGTAGAGAATATGACTGAGTATAACACACTGCTAAAAGTAGAAGTAACGGCTGAAGATATTAAAGAAGGTAAGAGAAAGAGTTGTACCAGTTGTCCTATTGCTCTTGCGTTTCGTAGGGCATTGGGGCATGACGAAGTAAAAGTCGGTGAGATCTATACCAAGATAGGTAAGAGAGAATACCGTACTCCAAAGGTAGCTTTTCAATTTATTACCTTATTCGATAAGTACCAAAAGGTAGAACCGTTTACTTTCTATATGCAGCTAGTAGACTAAATAATGGCCATCAAATACTTCTGCGACCGCTGTGCTACTGAAGTTGATTCTAAAGGAAAGCTGCATAGGCTATCATTTAATACAGACTCTAACGACGCTCTCTACCATAGAGAACAGGTTAAGTTCGATAAAGAACTCTGTATTAGCTGCCTTCGTGCTGTATATGCTGTAGCTAATGTGTACGAGACAGAAGTTGAACTAGTTCCAAAAACTCAGGAGGTATAGTTATATGTCACTTTCACACCAAGAGTGGAAACAGATGTGGGAAGCTATTAGAGCGATTGAGGACTCAGTAAAAACATTCAATTCAATGAACATGCTTAAAGTTAGAATCATTGAGAAGGAGATTAACTTTATTAAAGATAAAATAGAGTCTGTAGTAGGGCAGATGGAATAGCTCCACACCGGACCACTAGCTCAAAGGTTAGAGCACCCGGCTCATAATCGGATGGTTCTAGGTTCAAGTCCTAGGTGGTCCACCATAAAGGTATGTTATGAAATATAGAATCACAGTCCATTTGGTGCAGGGTATATCAGAGGTGTATAGTGTTGATGATACTTTTACTATTAATACAGATGGTAGATTCACAATGGTTGAAAGTAGTGATCGAGTAGGAGAATGGAAGTCTAACACCTTTGATGGTTTCTATAAAGAAGATATTAGGAAGATTGAGATTGAGGTTATCTAAACCTTGTCCGTCCGTCTAATGCGGCTGAGTCCCAATCTGAGGTATAAGAACGTAGTAGTTCAGTTGTCCTCTTGGCCTGCTGTATATGACTGGATATATTTTCGTCGTGGCCGTAATGGTCGTGATTCAATAGCACGGATGGTATGGGTAGAGGATATATATTTACCAGCCGTTCGGCTTAGGAATACGAGGGGGGGGTAAAGAAGAATGCCTAAAGGTATTGTTTATATAGATGAAGAGACTAGTGACGAAATGCATGGAGAATGTCTCCTAGATAATGAGATGGTTATTACCAAAGATGAAGCATCCGAACTCTTATACGCCATGAAGAATCATTGGATTGAACGGATCGAGCCACATTACTCCATCATGAGCCAGTTGTTGAAGAAGCTACGAGAGTTAGCGTATGACTGATGTGGAATTCATATGAAATTTACAGTATCAAAGGTATCATAAAAGTGGATATCATAAAAAGTCCTAAGATTAATTATGTGTTTGATGCCACGATGTTCGATACATTCTTGGATTGTCCACAGAAGTTTAATCTAAGGCATATTCAGAATCGTGTTACACCTGAGAAGCAGAAGCCGCTCGATCGTGGTGGTATTATGCACGTAGGATTTGAGTCTTACTATAAGGCTCTAGCTGAGGGTAAGAAGTGGGAAGATGCGATTACGGCTGGACTAGTAGATATGAGGTTTGGTCTGGCTTCAGACTCTGACCTCTCTACTGATGATGGTAATCGTTGTCTTGAAGTATTTGAAGAGTCAGCTACCTTTTGGCGTGCTGATGATTTATCATGGGAGATTGTTGCTGTAGAGAAGCCGTTCTTGTACGTACTCTATGAGGATGATACATTTCGTATTGCTATGATGGGGAAGATTGACCTTCTCCGTTCTAACAATAGATATACGAACTGTCCTATGGATCATAAGACGTATGAGAGAGACTTCCCAGTAACACGGCTGACGAATCAGTTTCAGAACTATGCTTTCGCTACGAAATCAGATTACCTATTCGTGAATCGGGTAGGATTCCAGACATCGCTGAAGTCAGAGAAGAAGCATAAGAGGATTCCACTATCCTACGACGCAGCTATTCTATCTCAGTGGAGAACGAACGTCATTCGTTGGGTAATGCACTATCATGACTGCGCCGTGTCAAACGAGTGGCCTTTGAATACTACGTCATGTGGCAAATACAATCGTCTTTGTGAGTATCATGGTATCTGTGATACATCAGGAGAAGAGAATAAGATCTACAAACTAGAGACACAGTTCAGGAAAGATACTCCTTGGGATGTCTCTTATGTTCTCTCGAAGAAGGGGTAGGGTATGCACCGTAGAGATTTTCTACGATATCTATTATCCTCAGCCGTTGCGGCTACAGTAGATGTAGAGAAACTATTATGGGTACCAGGAGAGAAGAAGATATTTGTTCCTTCTCCTAAACAAGTAGAGTTATTTGGTATACCATATCATCAGTCTAATGCACACACTGGGACGTGGTTAGGTATAGAGCGTAGTATATATCCTTGGTTTAGGTCAAATGAAGATGCCAAAAGATACTCTAAGAGCCTGGAACTTCCCAAACGGTAGTAGTATTACATCTTCTCCATCTCCCGACACGCCGTATAAAGGTGTTACATTGAAGGTTGATATGATTGATGAAATTGTATACATGGATCTGGCAGAAGTAGAGAATCGCGTTATGCTTGCCTTTGATCCTGATTCTACTGAAGAAGAGGATGAAGATGAGGACGAGGATGACCTTGATGAAGATGAAGATGATGACGAGGACGAAGAAGAGGAAGATGAGGATTAGGTAACGAGGATACACTATGGCAAAATCTCTTACGCCCAGACCGCCTAAGCATATACATAAACTTAAACGCCACAAGTACTCTAATGGCGAGGAAGTATATTTTTGTATGCTACCTCGGTGTAGGTTTAAGGTTATTACTGCTATGGCTCTTGGTGAGGAATCAATTTGCCATCGCTGTGATAAGCCTTTCATCATGAACGAGATTACAATACGGCTCTCTAAACCACATTGTAGTCTCTGTACCGTGAGAAAAGGTAATAAAGAGGATATTACACCAATACTAGACGTAGCCGTATCTACGATTCTACCAGAGCGTCGACGTTCTACTCTTATACAAGAAGGAGATCATGTCTCAGACCTCAGGTCAAGACTCTCTAGGGTTAAAGGACAAGATACTGTACTACCTGATTCTACTCTATCATCATCTGAGGGACTTCCTCCTGATGAGGATATGGTGTAGACACGAGGACGTAGTTAAAACTCATAGAGACAACAAGGTTTTTACCTTCTGTACACACTGTGGATACGAGAGTCCAGGAATAACGTTAGAGAAAAGGTTTACATATAATGCCCCGATCAGCAGAGAATATTCAACCGGGATCTCTAACAGGGAACCCATCATTTCTATTCAAGAGTTCACCAGGCGGAGGAAAAACTCTCGCGGCTTGTAGTGCGGCTATATTCGGTAGGGTATATCTTGCTTACTTTGATAAAGCAGAACCTATTGAACTAGCCTGGCTGCGAGAGTATCGTCCTGAACTTTTGAAACTTATTGATTGGGACCCATATTCCTCCGTCAATGCTCATGAGTATATTAATTTCCTCCGCCGTCTAGCAGATAAGGGCAACCCATATGCAGCCGTTATCACAGACAGCGTGACATTCATGACATCTGCAGCCGTTAACTGGTCTCTCTCATTCAGACCAGAAGCTAAAGATGCACGTGGTACTATTGCTCTGCCAGACTTTGATGATTATAAGACTGAAGCGTCTTATGTATCTCAAGCTCTGGATATCTGTAAGGGTCTAAACTGTATTAATATCTGGACCGCTCATCCGATGCCTCGCACTAAGATTGAGGCGAACGGCTCCAAGATTGGAAAGGTTACAACTCACGAGACTCTAGTATCTTACGGCACTAAAGTAGGAGCTATGATTGCTGGTGGGTTTCAAGAGATCTACCATTTCGGTAGACAGGGCAACGATAGAATAGTCTATACTGATGCAGTAGGCGATGATTACGCCAAGACTTCAATTAAACTACCGAAGTCATTCAATATCACGAATAGACTATTCTTCGAGGTCTGGAAAGAGTACACAGACAAAGCAAAGGAGGAAGCTGATAAGGGAAACTTCAATCCATTCAAGGACCATGTAACGGAAGCATCTGCATCACGTTGGGAATAGTTAACGTTAACCTCACTTTCTTTTAGAATAGGACACACAAAATGCCTTTCGAAGCCGTTGTTACTCCCGATGACCTCAAAAAGGGCGACCTCGTTCCGGCTGGTTGGTATCCAGCTAAGATTGAGGAATACAAGGAAGAGATTACCAAGTCTTATGGTACGGCTGGTTCTCCTAACTATAAGCCTTCTGATGGTAGCACCAATTGTATTTTCAATCTGAAGCTTATCGAGCCGTCTGCCTATAAGGGTGTCTCGCCTCGTGTTCAGTATAATGAGAAAGCTCTTGGTTATGGCAAGAGTCTTTGGGAGGCTGTTGGTATTCCCTTTGATCCTGAGAAGGGATACAAGCTCAGCACCGCAGTCTTCAATAAGATGCCTGGTATGAATGTGGATGTCTATATCAAGCGCGGTGTCTCTTCAAATCAGAAGGAATTCAATGAGGTTGTTGAGTTCCGTAAGTTCGGCACTGGCAAGTACACGGCGTAGTGTAGTGTAAGAGTTTGGGTCGAAGGTGTCTATCGAATATATTGAATAAGATAGATGGATACTAGGCGTCCAGTTTGGAGCATCCTTCGACCCAATTTAATGAGGATACTATAATGTCACAAGCCGTTGACACATTTCTACCGTCTCGTACCTACAACGTTAGATTCAAGTTCAGAGGCGGCTCTAAAGTATATGAATGGCTTGGAGTACACGTTAAGCAAGACGGCTATTTCATTGTACTCACTACACAAGATGGTACTAGTCATAAGTACCATACCTATGGTATCATAGAGAGGCATTTCGAGCTATGCCCATTGGAAGAGACTTCATCGACTCTGGTGGGAAAAGAGGCAGCAGCAGGCCAGTAGAAAAACACGACGGTACTATTTCTTTTATACTATTACAAGACGGCTCAGTAAGAATCGTTCTTCCACCCAATCGTAAATCTGTTATCCTACAGCGTAGCCATTTAAGACGGCTAGCTCGGTGGATTATGTCTGTAACGGAGGAGTAGTGTTATGTATGAAGATAGTAGAGATACAGAGCCAGGCTGCTCGAACGAGAAGCGTTTGATAACTGATAAGGAACTTGAGTATAATCATCGCATGACGAATCAGTGTAATCAGTCAAAGAGTGTGGGACCTAGCCGTATTCATATTAAAGAGTCTCTTCTTTCTCGCCAGAGAATCTTAATGGAAGAGCTTACTATCATTAATAGAACCCTTGAAGCCCTTACACCAGAAATAGAGGACCATTTTAGTCTTCTTAAGGATCTTTCTAGGCTAGGTTACAGACTCTACTAGTCCGATTAACATCTCTTGACACGGAGTACCCAATGGTAAAGAAAACCTGGCAAGAGAGGTCTCAGGAAACGGCTGAATACCACAAAAGAAGAGTACGTGAAAAGCACCCTGAGTATCACTCGATTCGAGATACGGCTGATGAACTACGTCGTTCTGTTGGTTCCATTACTGAGGATCTTATTCTTGATTCATGGATGAAAACGCACCCTAAAGTAGAAGAAATGCCATTTGCTTACCAAGCCTTAGAATTTATTAGGGACAAAAAGAGAGAGCTGAGATTACGATGATACTTATTGGACTTGGTAATAAGGCTAGACAGGGCAAGAATACTGTAGCTGTAGAACTGTGTAAACTGTTCGCTCATCAAGGAGTATATGCAAAGCAGTATGCTTTTGCTGATGCACTTAAGGACTACTGCCGTGTAGCCTATGGCATGAAAGATAAAGACCCACGTCTACTCCAATTAGTTGGCACTGATATCTTCCGTGAGCGTATAGATTCTAATACGTGGGTCAATGTCCTCAAATCTAAACTAGAAGATGAGAATCCCGAGGTAGGAATCGTTACGGATGTAAGATTCGAGAATGAAGTGGGCCTTATCTGGCTTTATAATGGAATCACCATCCGCGTAACTCGGATTGATGCTAATGGAGAGGTATTCTCTTCCCAAGATCGTGACCCTAACCATCCATCTGAGCTAGCTTTGGATAACCCACGGCACTGGTATGAACATATCGTAGCTTCTAATCTCTCTGACCTTCACAACGAGACGGCTTGTATGTTCGAGCAAGTTATTTATCCCCATTACCTTCGTTATAGGAGTGTTTAACATGAGAGACGCTGTTCACATTGGAACTATTGAGTTTGGTAGAATGCCCCAGGTAAAGGATTATACTCCTACTGTAACAATTGAATCAGTAGAGCTTGGCCCAGATGGTAATAATGGGGGATACGCATTCTCTTTTACTCCTCGTGCTTGGCCTAATGTTCAGATTGCTACTTGGACTGGTCCTCTTCAGTATACTGTTTTTGTAGGCCGGAAGGTAGCTGGAGTATGGCATATGGCTGGAGTAATCCAGATGTGGGCCAATCGTAAATGGACTGGTGCTCCTATTAGCTCATTCTGGAAAGACTGGGCATATGATAGATCGTGGGTGGGCGAACTGTTTAACTTAGATAATGCTATTCCAGGAGAAGAAATCCTCTTCATGCTTGTGCATGGTAATGCTAGGTATGGGATGGAGAGAGAAGCACTCTCTCTTGGTTCTAATCTGCCAGAACGTTCAAACATCATTAAGATCATTATGCCAGCCGTTCACCAGGGCAAATTCGTTTTTGGTAATGGAGTAGAGATTCCATCTAATCCTCCGTCTATCCCAGAGCCGTCTGTACCCACACTACCAGTTCCACCTACTACTCCTATTGTTGACACTCTAGGTTCTGTTTTGGCTGATATCATGAGGGTCCAGAACAACATGCTCACTGTCATTGAAGCCCAGAATGAACTCATTGGGCGTCTTGTTGAAGATGTTCAGGAGATTCGAAAGAATCAGAATAATCCATATGTTGGACAAACCTTCCTCGGAAGTATCACTATCCGAAGAGATAGTACCAGACAAGACGTCAAGTCCTAAGGACTATACACATATTCGGTTCCCTGCGCACTCTCTACCTGGAATAGTTACTAGAATATGTGGCGTAACTGAGGGTGAATCTATTAGCTTTGAGCATTATGGAGAGAGGCACATCAAGCCGGCAATATTAGGACAACTAGAACGGCTCCCATATCCACTATGCACAGACTGTATAGAGATATGTAGAGAAGCTTCTGATACAACTATATGCCCAACAGAGTCAACGGAATAGGTCCCCTAAATGCTAAACTGATGATAGTAGGGGAAGCTCCAGGTAGGGCCGAAGATGAGACTGGCACTCCATTTGTAGGCCCAAGTGGTGAGATATTAGATGATCTACTCAGCCGTTCTGGTATCTCTAGGTCGGACGTATATATCACTAATGTAGTGAAGGTACGTCCACCTAATAATATCTGGGAAGCTCTCCCCTCTATCGGCATATCAGTACAAGAGGAGACACAGAAGCTATGGGAATTTGAGATAAACAAGATCCAACCCAATGCCATACTAGCCGTTGGCGATAAAGCCCTTACTGCCCTAACAGCAGAATCAGGAATAACCAACTGGAGAGGCTCTATTATACAGGGGAGGGATGGAATACAGAAGGTAGTTGCTACACTACATCCTGCTGTTCTATTCCCTCACCCCGGTAAACCAGCTTGGCCCTGGGTCTGGAAACGGCTGATAGAGAATGATGTACGTAAAGCAGTTCGTCAATCAACGTTTAAAGGATTCAATCTCCCTGAACGTACTCTTACAGTAGCACATAGCTATCATCAGGTATACAAGTTCTTTCAGGAATACCGTCTCTGTAAGAAAGCAGCTAATGACATAGAGTCAATTAATTCAATACCTGTATGTACTGGATTTGCATTCAATAAACATCACGCTCTATCCATTCCTCTTCTACATAAGGCAGGTAAGAATCGTCTATCTGATATGACAGCTCATGAGGTAGCCCAGTGCTGGAAACTCATTCAGGAGGTATTTTCCACTGGCCTAGGTATCATTGGTCATAACTACATGTATGATGAGTTCAAACAAAATCTTCTTGGATTCCATGAGATTAACTGCGTATCCGATACGAAGCTCAAGGTTCATACTATATTCCCTGAACTCCCAGATAAAGACCTAGCTACCTGTCTCTCACTCTGGACTGACGAGCCGTTCTACAAAGAGGAAGGCAAAGAGCCAAAGTTTGGCCTGTTCAACGTAGAGAAATTCTTCAAATACAATGCAAAAGACTGTGCTGCTACATTTGAACTTGACGAGGAAATGGAGTGCTCTCTTCAGGCTCTTGAGGATAAGCTCCATATCCCTCTGCGAAAATTCTATTACGACTATGTCATGCGGAAGCACGGATTCTACCTCCGCATGGCTAACAACGGCTTCCGTGTTGATCACAGACAAAAAGATATTCTTAAAGGTGCGTATGAATACCTTAGAGAAGTTGCCCATGAACATCTCGTCTCCCTCATAGGCACAGAGATTAATGTAAAGTCCGCTCCTCAGATGAAGAAGCTTCTCTATGAGGATATGGGCTTTACTATGCCTAAGAAGTGGACACCGAACGGCCAGATAGATAAAGATGGTGCTACGTCTGAAGATCAAATCATCAATCTCATTAACGTACATTGCCGCTCTGGCCCTAACGTTAATCTGAAACGCTCTATTCTCGAAGGTATTCTACAAGAAAGGAGAATCAGGGATCAAATCTCTCGTGCTCTAGATTTTGTCCCTGACTATGATGGCCGCTGCAAAACATCGGTTAACATTGTCGGAACGGAGACTGCAAGAACTAGCACAGGAGTTCTCAAGAAACCCGTCAGACCTAAAAAGATTGGTCTTGGATTCCATACCATACCTAAACACGGACGACTTGCTAGAGATATCCGAAGCATGTTTATCCCAGATGAGGGCTTTGTTTTCATTCAAGGTGACCTCTCGCAAGCGGAAGCGCGGATAGTAGCCGTTCTGGCAGAGGATTGGGAGTTACTAAAAGCCTTTGATATCATAGACATCCACCGCAGGACGGCTGCCATATTCTTTGGGTATACTAAGAATCTTGTTCTTACACCGGATTTCATTAAAGGTGTAGATGACCTAGAGAAAGATGGAGCAGAGCGTTATACTGGTAAGACATTCCGCCATGCTGGTAACTATGATATGGGCAAGCATACGGCTATGGTTAACTACAATACCAATGCCCAGAAGTATGAGATCAACACGGTCATATCCGAGTATCGCGCTGGAGAACACATTAGGAAATTCCACGAGGCATCTCCTAATATTAGAGCCGTCTTCCACCGAGATATTCGTTTAGCTCTAGATTCGTCTCGTATTCTCATCAACCCATACGGACGCCCTAGAGAGTTCAATGGTAAGTATGAAGATGATCTATACAAAGAAGGATTCGCACAGATACCACAGTCAACAGTAGCAGATACTACCCAGTCAGCCGGTATCTCAGCATGGGATGAATGGGGTCATGATTCACGTATTGCAATGTTCATGTCAGAGAATCACGATGCTCTTGTGGCACAGGTACCGCTGAACGGCTGGAGAGATTATGCTAAATCACTCAAGCGACACATGGAAAGGGATATTGATTTTTCCACTTATTGTACTCTTCGCAGAAATTATACACTTCGTATCCCCGTTGATATTGAAGTATCTATTAACCCTTCTACGGGCCGAGTAACAAACTACGGCGAACTCACGAAGTGGACTAAGATAAAGGAGGCTGCGTGAACATTTATATCCTAGCTAGAGTACATCCAGAAAGCTCTGTAGATGTTATCGGTTACTCACCAATTAAATGGTTATATGCAGATCCTATCCAAGCTATGTCAGGCTTAAAGGTTGTTAAAAGGCTATATCCTAATAATTACTGGAAAGTCTTGATGTATGAAGCGAAATTTCACGGTGTTCTAGAGGAAGTTATAGAGCCACGCACAGCAGAAGGGAGCTTAGAATAATGCCATTCCCAAAAGGTGGATCAGTATTTAGACGTAACATTTGTGTAGTAGCAGGCTCAGTACAGGGAGGGATGGAGTTTGTTGTAAACCAGCATGGAGCGGATTGGATTAGGCATAAAGATCATTTTGCTGGTAGAACGTCTGACTCTATAAGGTATATCATTATAACAGATGAAGATAGGGAGAGGGTAGTGGGCTTGGAATTTGATGCACTCCTAGTATCCCCTTGCTATACAGACCTTGTGAAGTTTTGTAGTACTAGGGTCAGACTTAGAAGTGATAAAGAGGATCTGATAGGAGAGTAGAATGGGAATCCAGCGTATTATAACGTGCGATGTGTGTGGTATAGCCGTTGAGCCAGGAATAGATAATAGACTGGAACGTTTCGTCTCTATCTCTCCCGTAGGCCATGTACCATTCACAGCAAGGGTGCTTATTCAGATATCCTCTGACTATACACTCTGTGCTGAACATAAACGGTCCGTGCTAGAGGAACTATTCAAGCCATACGATGGATTCGATGATGATCTCTCCAGCCGTCTTACAGGCAGAGCGGCTCGGGCTAGACCACTAGTTCGTCGTTAGACATTACTACTATAAGTTCTCCTACTACGTTCAGTACGACGCTACTATGCTACAGCCAAACTATGTAGAGAGTATTAAATCTAAGCTACTACTTAACAAGGTAGTAGTTAATGACTGCTGGTTGTGGAAAGGTAAATATGGGAGACAGTGGATAGGAATAGATTATAAAACATACTTAGTTCATAGAGTATCTGCCTCCATATTCCTCGGTATGGATTTAGATTCACATGAATTAGTATGTCACAAGTTAATATGCCCAAACCCTGGTTGTTATAACCCTGATCATATCTATATTGGGGATACTTCAACCAATACTATAGATGTGGTTAAATCTGGTAAGTACAGGAATGGGAATACTAACAAAACAGTATGTAAATGCGGCAAACCATATGACTCTTATACGATAAGAGCAAATGGCAAGATATGGAGAATATGTAAATCATGTAAGAATGAATCAAATAGAAAGTTGAGGCGTAAAAATAATGCTTCAACCTAATTATGTAGATGATGTACTCGAGGAATGTAACGATGTGGAGACACCTCGGGATTGGATATACTGGAGTCTAATATGTACGATAGCTGCCGCAGCGGGTAGTGACTATTTTCTTGTTGCCTTTAATGGGAAGGTAACGTACAAACCAAATATCTACACTATACTTATGGGAGAATCAGGATTAGGTAAGCAGTTTCCTGTATCTCTAGCTAAGAATCTTGTAGACCGTTCCGATACAACTCGTGTTATTTATGGACGTTCATCCATTCAGGCTATAGTCAATGACATCTCCAAAACCAAACAACGAGAGCGTGGAAGTACTATTATGGATAGTCGTTGTTTCATTGTCAATGGTGAATTGTCTACTGCCATTATACAAGATCCACAAGCACTCACCATTCTTACTGACATCTACGATCCTCACACTAAGTGGGATAACACCCTTAAAGGAGATGGGTCAGGGGAAAAAGAGACTCTTACTGATCTTGCTACTACTGCTTTATTTGGCACAAGTCCATCTCACTTCTATGATTCTATCCCTCAAGTGAATATTGAAGGTGGATACATAGGCCGTAACCTCGTAATACGAGCAGAGAAACGCTACAAAGACCTTGATATGTTCTCAGATTCAGATGATGCTACTGACTTCCCATATGCTAAATACGTAGAACACTTAGTAAAGATAGGCCAATCTGGTGGAAGGATGATACCAAATGCGGATGCTAAAGAGGCTATTAACTCCTTCCGCCGTAAATGGAGACAAGAGCAGAGGGAAGATACAGTAGGATTCCTGAATCGAGTACCAGATCATATCATTAAAGTAGCCATGTGTCTCTGTCTTGCAGACTATGACTCGTATCGTACTCTCGTTATAAACCAGTCACATATTGAAGAAGCTATAGAAAAGGTTCTCCCATTAGCCCATACTACGAGGACAGTAACAGCAGGCTTAGGTGAAGATCCTATAGCTAAGCATACACGAGCCGTTATTGATTTTCTCATCAAGGCTCCAGAGCATAGACTCACTAGACGCCAGCTACTATCTAAGGGTTATGGAAACTATGATGCACCTGTTCTAGATCGTGTCTTAGCTACCCTTAATGAGGTAGGCTGGATTGAGACTATGCGTAAGATTGAATCGGGTTCTAACACTGAAGTAGAAATATCTCTACGAGGAGAGCCATTGAAGCAATACAATGATTACTTAGAGTCTCGTAAGAAGAAGGGAACGGCTAATGAGTAACGCTAAACTCACCGGCCGTATTAAGAAGCCTAACAGCCGTGGATTCGGATTCATTGAGACGGCTGAAGGAATAGACTTCTTCTTCCACTATTCATCCTTCGATGGAGACTGGAAGAAGATGCTATCTAGTTACCTCGCTAATAATAACCTCGTGGTAGAGTTTGAGAATGACCCTACTACGATAGATGGACCTAAAGCTAAAAACGTTAAGATTATAGGAACGGAGTCAGACCGATGATGAAGGGTAAAGTTAAGAATCTTAAGCCGGAACAGAACTTCGGGTTTATTCGTGGAGAGGATGGTCAAGAGTATTTCTTCCATCGCTCTGCTGTTGTTGGGGATTATTATGACTCTATGGAGAAAGGATCTCCTGTAGAGTTTGAGGGTGAAGATACACCTAAAGGGCTTAGAGCAGAGCAGGTTATTCTACTCTAGGGTAGGGGGAGGCTAGTATAGTATTACAGACCATCCTACTATACTAGCCGTCCTACTGTCCTACTATTGAAGGCGTAGACTCGGCTTACCCATTCCCAAATCTAACTTCTTTTTCGGTGGACCATATGATTGTACTGATGCTCCGAACGTAGCTGGTATTATAGCCCAGAATGACTTCGGATCTTCCTTCGCTAGTTCTGCTGCGTCCTGTAGTAGCATAGGAGTAAACCTATCTATTATCTCAGGAGCTATCTTAAAGTCTTCACCTTTGAAGTCTTTACCAGATACCAGCCCCATAGCAAAAGATGCTAATGGAGCTTCCTTACTCTCCATGAAGTTATAGAATATATCCTTACCTGTATCTCCTCTATAACCTTCTCCTAGCTCTCTTGTCTTACCTGTAGCTGAAGATGTAGTCTTACCCCCCTGCAGACCAAGATGACCACCAGTGCTCTTATCTATAGTTTGGGCTACTTCTGGTATTAGTCTTGCCATCAGTACCATATACTGCTGGAACCCGCCACCTATATCTATCCTAGTCTTATTACTAATCTTAATCTTCATAAAGTCAGAAGATGTAGGATTAAATGATACATCTACACCTGGTAGCATATTAGCAACTGTGCCCATAGCAGTAGCTGCAGTAAACATTGAGCCCATAGACTTCAACATTTCTTTGCGTACAAATGGGTCAGCGTTTATATATTTATCAGGCCGTAGTAGATTTATTCTAGATGCCATAAGACGTGGAGAGAATAGAGTAGCATTAAGTATCTTAGCACTACTTTCAAATCTTCCTATACTACCACGCCCAGTACCAGTATTAACGAAGTTCATTATTTCACGAGCTAGGAGTGGGTCTTTAGCTACATTCCTACCAGCACCTTGAGTCGCATTCAGTAGGTCATCTGATACTTGATCACGAACAAGATCTAGATATCCAGTAAATGCTCTATTAGAAGACTTAACCATTCGCCCTAGGATAGGTACTTCTTCAGCAAGGGCTGATAGGAATTGCTCTTCTCTTACAGCATCCGTATCAGTGAACTGCAGACCATTCTTTACCTTGAATCTGTAGTTTGGTGAATCTTTTATCTTCTGTATATTTGCCCTATAATATTCATCATCAGCAAACATACGAATCATAGGACTGATATTCTTCCAGAACTCCTTCTTTCCAACAAAAGGAGCGGCCTGCCGCAATGGTGATAGGTCCACTGACGACATGATAGAGCGGCTAGTATTACCTATTGTAGGTATATAGCCGTCTTTATCAATAGCCTCTCTCACCTTCCCAGGGAACGACGTAAGTTTATCAGCTTCCTCTTTGAGGTACTGAGGTAGTCCGGTAATGTTGCCGGACTCGTCGTTCAATAACTTTGATTTTGCCCTAGCTCTATCAAGTTTACCTGATATAACTTTTATTCTTTCTTCAGCCGATCTGATTAGAAATGGTACTCGATCCTTCTCTGCCTTCTTTAATATTCCCTGTGCTGTGGCAAGCTCATTCTCTAGTTTTTGCACAGCCTTTGGGGGTAGACTAGTTATATCATTATTCGTACCACCAAACTTTGATGTAGCCGTGACCTGGGGTTCTACCTGAGAGGTAGTATTACCCTGAGGACCGTCTACAGCATCCAATGCATCAGCCGCGTTTATAGGCTCAGTAGGAGGAACCCAATCACTACCGTATGCAGGATTAGGTTTCTCTGGTTTAGAGAATGCTGATGTTAGGGACATTCTCTTTGATGCTCTAGGCTTACCTTCTAGAGCCGTCTTCATTTCAGTCTCACGCTGCTTATGAAGCTGGCGCTCCTGAGTAGACGGCTGCTGTACACTATCCTCATCGAATACAGATGTAACCCTAGGATCACTACCGGCTATTGGTTTTTGCTTTGGGGTAATATCATCAGTAAACTGGCTTACTGCACTAGGCTTAACTAGATTCTGTGGAGGAATAGGTTCAGGACTATCCACAACAGGCTGAAACTCCGGCAGTTCCGCCGTACTTCTTACCGGTACTTCAGGTATATCTATAGGCTTATTCCTCTCCGCCATCAGTTCAGCGATATGTGCCTGATTACCCGTCCACTGAGGAAGATCCGGCGTATCTCCCTCTATAGCAAAGATATCCTTACCTTTACTACTAGGAACCATATCTATTACACCAGCATTACTTCTACTCAGACCACTCTCAGGCATATCATACTGACCAGCCTTCAAGAGCTTGGGTGGAGCTTCTGGTGGAGCAGTAAATTTCATCTTAGCTTGTGGTTTACCAGACATCTTATATCCAGCAACACCAGCAAGAGCTTCTACTCCACCACCTACCTTTTCTCCTAGAGTCTCACCAGTATTAGCCTTATATAGACCATGGCCAACAGCACCAGCAGAGGCTAGTTTTTGAGCCCTTCTTCCAAATCCAAGGAGTTTATTACTGACCATTCCACCTACACCAGTAGCTGTAAGGGCTTGGTTTATAGGTGAAGTAAAGGATGATACTAGATCATCTGTACCCTCAGCAACTCCAGAAGCAAAACCTTTCAGCCGTGCTCCCCATACAGAATCATCTTTATCAGGATGGCCCTGTTCTTCGTTTATTCTCCTAGCCTCAGGAGACATAAGTCTAACAGTAGGGGCATTAATTCTATCCCATGTATCAGATAGACTCTGACCCCATGTTTTAGGCTTCTCCTCTTCCTTTACCTGAGGCTGAGATATTTGAGGTACTCTCTCTAGAGCTAGATCAGTTTGACTCTTCTCAGTATCAATAGGAGCAGTAGGAGGTTTCCATCCACTACCACCAATGGGTTTAGTAGGTGGTGTCCAGGGCATTACTTAAACCCAGCTTTCTTAGCTTCCTCTATATCTTTAGCTGACCAGGTAGAGATGTCATACACATTACCATCACGGTCAGTCATAGTCTTAGGAGCCGTCTTGACTCTAACAGAAGTCTTTACTGGTTTGGTATTAGTACGCTTAGTTTTCCTAGTAACCTTAGTACCTTCTTCATTTATCTCAGCAGTACTCTCAGTGCTACTATCTGCTATAGCTGGAGCAGTCTGTTTAGTAGTTCTATTTTCTTCACCCCTAGCAGATATTCTACCAAGCTCCTGCTCATTACCTTCAGCTTGAGTAGTCCTAGCCTGAGCACCACGAGCGGCTATTGCTTGGAGAACCCCAGTTTGTTTGAGTTCAAGTTCATCTTCCTCACTCATAGTACCAGTGGGAATACCAAGGTCAACAGTCTCATTAGTCTCTGGATTGACGGATACCCAATTACCACCCTCAGTCTTAATGATCTTGTGGTTTGGATTCTCCATCTTATGCTTCTGTACAAGAATACGAGCCGCACGGGATTCTGCTAGAGACTTTCTATTACCCTCAAGGCTAGCAGCATTTCTCTCAGCTACAGCCGTAGTTCTCTTCTTTATATCCCTATCAAAAGCAGTATTACCCATATCCTGCTCTATTTTGGAACCCTTCTCAAGATCACCAAGCATTGCTCTCCTACGAGAGACATCAGCAAGATACGGCTCATGAACGAATGCTCTACCACCTTCAGGATCACCACCAGCACCACGCAAAGCACCAGCAATCCTACGCATTATACCAGGTTTGTATTTCTCATCATACATATCTGGTTCAGGCTCTTCTAGAACCTTACGATATCTAGACGTAATAGGATTCTGATCTTGCTGCTGTGTCTGTTGCGGCTGTGGAGAAGGACCATTCTGCATCATAGGATATCCTTGCTCTTCCTCTACAGGACCACTCATGTCCAAACGAGAAAAAGGATTCCTTTGTTGCATAGACTGTCTAGACTCCCCAGCCGTGCCGAACATATTACGCTGTCTCAGCATAGGAGATATATCAAACATTCCCATCACTACACCTCACTACGCCGAATGCCAGTGGTAGATAGTTTATCTGGACTCCATATTCCAGACAATCCACCAGTCATAATATTACCACCCATACCAGCAACCTGACCAGCGACATTAAGCCCGGATGATATAGTAGAACCTATGCCAGGAATTCTAGATGCACCAATACGATTGTTGATTTCATCCTGACCAAAACCATGCTGCATATTACGATAGTCCATGAGCTGATTCTGATTATATAGCAACTCATTAGGAGTAGCCTGATATGTACTCAGAAGTCCTTCATTACCATGGAACCTATCTCTCTGTTCCATCTCAGCGGACCATCTCCTATTAGCATCATCCCTAGCAGCCGCAGCAGCTCCAGCGGATGCACCAATAGCAGCTTTACTATTAGCATCCTGAGACATACCAGATGCAGCACCAAGACGTGACTGATTAATTAGACCCTGTGTACCAAGATCCGTATCAGCACTACCCTTAAGATCAGACGATATCTGACCCTGCTTCCTTATATCCATATCTCCAGCCACACCATAGCCAGAGAGAGTATTCTTGGATGTAAGATCAGCAAGCCTCAGATTATTATCAGCAAGGGTCTTAGATGCATCCATCCTACCAGCGCGGATACTATCAGACAAACCAAGCTCAGTATCTCTAGCCGCATCAGCAGAAGCCTGAGCTTGATTCCTCGCGAGTTTGAATCCGGCTCTATCCCAACCTGGTCCGAGGTTATTAATACTACGTCGCTGGGCCATATCTCCGCGGAATGTATCATAGTTAGATGCTATACCAGATGCAGTCCTATTACGGACATTGGACTTATCATCCTCTGTATATCCACCAGTCTGTTCTACATCCTCAAGATACTTACGCTGTATTCCAGCTCTATCAGCCGCTGACACTCCACCAGTTTTAGCAAACTCCGATAGACCAGCAATAGCACCATCAGCGTTCTTGAAATTACCAGCCGTATTCCTCAGCCGTTCAGCTACTGAAGTAACATTGCTCAGCCGCGTAGGATCAAATCCGCCTTCTTTATTACCTAACTCATTCCAGATGCCCATATATCCGCTAGTATTAGGACTATTACCACTACCACTTGCACTCCCGCCACCACCACCTCCAGAACCAGAGGAAGGTTGAGCAGGACGAGCACCAGCAGAGAGACCACCATAATAGTCTTTATTACCAGTAGCAGCGTTTGAGTAGTTATCCCAAATCAGGCCTCTTTCTCCATCAGAACGAGTGGTTAGTTCGTCTACTCTAGCCTTTGATTCGCCTATACCAGCCTGAGAAGATTCCCTATCTCTATCGACTTGAGCTGATATAGCATTTTGGGTCTTTCTCTGATCAGCTTTACCCATCTTCGTTACTCCACAAATAAAACTAGATTAGTGCCTTGGGCCTTCTGAAACCCAAAATGCTTCACGAGAATATCACGAATCTTATCGTTAGCGAATGCGTGTACTAGATCATATTTCAGATCTTTTACACTAGCCGTCCCTACCTTTACCATTTGGCGTAGAGCCTCTATCTTATCTCTACGCTTAGCCCCACCTACCGTTAGGAACGAGCACTCTAGGACTGTATTCAGAGACATGAGAGCAATAGGTTTACCTTCATCATCTTCAGCTATCATAATCCATTCAAGATGATCAGGGTCTAGCTTGAACTCATGCTCCTTGAATATCTCCTGGATGAACTTACTATCACCTTTATTCGCCCCTCGTATATTCATACTATGTCTTTATGATATAATTAATAACGAGACACGGTGGATTACTACTACCAGTAGCTCCAGTACCACCAGCCGCTGTAGTACCAGTAGCAGTACCACCAGCAGGATTAGCTGATGATGCAGTTATACCAGTTGTAGCACTACCAGTATTACCACCTACTAGGTTCCATGTAGCGAAGTGAATACCTACCTGAGCATCTGAACTTACCGTATGCCCATGAGCACTATGGGTATGGCCAGGATCAGTTATAGTAATAGTGTGCGTATGGTTGATAACATCGGTGTACGTATGTGTATGTGATGGACCAGTATGAGTATGGTCAATCGCACCAAATGTACCAGCAAGAGTGCTACCAGTTCCAGATGCAGCCCTACCAATCGGAATACGTTGGCGAAGATCTGGTAAATTAAAAGTTGTACTTCCATCACCGACACCATAAGTAGTCCCTATAACTCCAAATAGAGCAGAATATGTTGTACGTGATACGGCACTACCATCACAAAGTAAATACCCAGTGGGAGCACTATTAGTAAACCATAGCATCCCGCTACCAGCAGGAGCACCAGGTATATCTATAAATGTCTGATTATCAGCTAGAACCTTAGCTCCAGCTCCAGCACCACCTGAACCCAAACGTGCTGAGGGTACTGTTCCAGATGTAATACGGCTACCATTAATATCTACTAGAGTGCCAATCGTACCGCCAGTAATATTAACGTTATTACCATCTTGAGTAGCAATAGTACCTAGACCCAGAGCCGTTCTAGCTGCAGATGCAGTAGCACCACCAGTACCACCGCCAGCAATAGATAGGACTTTATCTTCCCATACTCCAGCTACACGCTCCTGGAATTTAGAAGAAGCCCTTAGCCACTTCATAGCTCCAGTAGGTATATTAGAAGGATCGTTAACGCACAATGTTAGTGCATCAACGTCTCTTTCCTTTAGGACTGATAGTACATCAGTATAGGCTGATGTTAGTCCGGGTTCGTTGAAATCTGCTGGCATTTCGTCTCCAGTTCTAGGATTCTACCAGCCATATTCTGGATAGTATGAGTCTGTTCGTTTATGATCCCGCGCTGACTATTGAGCATTACATTCTGATTCTCAACAGTACAGCGTAGCTCTGAGATAACGGCTATAATAGCCTCGTTGGCTGTCATATAATCACACTCTGCCTAGCTCTATAGTCAGCTATAGTCTGGGCATCCCATATAAGATTACATATCCTACGCAGACGCAATGGTAGTGTTGATACGTCTTGTCCAGGAATAAGAGTGAGTACAGCGAATAGCCGCACTATCTCTTTACCGTCCCTGTCAATAACAGTATCCCTACGAACAGTGATAACACCGTCTTCCTTTATCTCTATTACACCGTCAACGGCTCTTTCAGTTATCATGCTGAAGCCCTATAAGATATCGTACCAACAAGACGGGTAGTATCGGTAACGTCAGCCGTTGTAAATGATATCGCTGTTGTTACTGCTGCTACTGTTCCAAATGGTGTAGCTGCAGTAGAACTTGCAGCCATTACAAGATTTAATGTTACTACAGCCGTATTCAAGTTAGACCAGAACGATATCACACCACTGAATACACGATTTAGTGAAGTGAATGGCAAACCTTTTATCTGCAACGTAGTAGTAATAGTACCTTTAGCAGAGAGTGTAACATCAAACCAGACAGTTACATTCTGTCCTATCTTAATGTACGTTCCCTCTTGATTAGAGTAACTTTGCCCACTCTCACCACCACTACCACCAATTACAGGAGTCCAAGTTCCTTCTTCATAATCGTCTAGGGCATTAGCATCAGATGATGGAGAATGTGTAGCTGGAAACTGGTGTGATGCTACTTCTATCGGATCCCAGTTATCACCATCATCAACAGATATCTCGTATATCTCAGTAGAGGTATTATATCGTATAAAATTAGCCATTATACGATACCCCTAGCCTTCCAAGATACAGGATAATCTACCCTATTACCACTACTATCATAACAGTACACAAAGAATGAAGTAGGATTAGGAGCATCCACAAACCTGTACGTTACTACTATAGGCTGAACAGCATCTACCGTAACTGTGATACTATCAACATCTAGAAAGGCCTTATTGAACAGTACTTCCGTACCATCAGTATCAGCAGCCTCAGCATCGACGTCTCCGCTGTCTATCTCTCTTTTGACATCCAGCCGTATTACGATGTTGGAGTGCTCGATAACGGCTTCATCATCAGTGCCAGTATATTCAAATCTTAGCCTGACATACTGCATTGAAGATGCAAATAGGCTATCTCCGGTAGAGAATGCGCTATAGGATATCCCATCAGTAGATGTAGCCAGTTTACAGACTATAGCAACATCAGAGTCTATTATGTTCTTACTCCATGCTACGCTGATAATAACGTTGTTTATCAGTGTACCATAGTCTATATCCTCTTCGTAAGACCCAGTAGATTCCGTAGGCTGGCAGTACAAAGGAGAACCAGCATCTATCTGATCTTGTATAGTACTCCAGACATTATTATCAAAGTGATCCTCGAACGTCTCTGTAACGTCAAGACACGCTATAATCTTATCGTCCTCTATTATAGCATTAACTAGAGTACCACTCAGGTCCGACGTTCTAACATCCTGAAGTTCAAAGTCAGGAGGCTGATTTACTGATACAACAACAGATGTACTCCTACCAACGTTACCAACTATATCCTCTGCCTCTACCGTGTACGTATACGTTCCGCCAGTAGTCTCGAAGATAGCCTCGAATGTACCATTCATCTCTCCTATAAGAGTACCATCTTTGTACACATTATAGTGAGATATAGCCAGAGAACTAGTTGGTATAGTCCACCGTAGAAGAACAAAGTTATCAATAACCGTCGGTGTTATAACTGGAGCCGTTATCTGCGGTATAGCTATGATAATAGTTTCAGCCGTCTCCGACTCTATACCATCCGATGATGTACCCTTAAGGAAGAATGTATGGCTTCCAGTCGTTAATGGTATAGAGATAGGATCAAGATTAACTACAGCAGTAGTAGTCTCTATAAGGCTATTAGCTGCATCCCAATCATCACTATCATATCCACTACCAGCTAAGTATCGTATTTCATATACAATCCCAGAACCAATAGAGGTCCATGATAGCCGTATGTTATTAGGGAATATCTGCCCTGAGAATCCACCAATAGCACTGAGTATAGGTAGCTGTATTCCACTAGCACCAAAGCTACGTGTAGTAGGGGGATTAATCTGTCTATCCAGAGCATATAGATCCCTGATAAAACTATCCAGGAGACTATACAGTCTAGGATCATCAAACTCTATCCCGCCTAGGAGACTAAGAGCTGTACTCTCATCAGACATTAGCCTGACCTCCTAAGCCACGAAGCTTTGCCCCAGACGTAGAGAGAGTTGAAGGAATATCTCTCGTTTATAGCATTGACCTGAAACCTGATAGACATCCTCTCGTTAGTGAAGTTGATCGGAGTCTCATAATCCTTTCCAGGAGTAAGCCCTAGAGTGATTACCGTAACATCCTCCGTTACCACATCATCTTCACTATAGAGCCGTATTTCGATGTCTCCAACTCCTACACACCTAAACTTTATGCCAGAGAAATGATTGATATATCCAGCTACCGGTTCTTTGAACGATGACTTCCAGTATGATGTTATCGCATTGGCAAAGTCACTCGTCAAATCTTCCTTCATAGTATAGATATTACCACCAGCCAGAGCGAAGTGGAATACTGGCTTCTTGGTAGTAACATCTTTGTCACCTATGATGGACACTGGAGCCGTTGGGAATGTCCAGATATCCCACTTGATCAGATTCTGGTCTAGTGTCTTATAGACTGTGAATGCCTCACTATAGTCTGCATACAGGACATGTGATATAGCCGTTGCAGAATCTAGTGGTACAGAGATAATCATCCTATGGTTAGAAGGATCATCTACTATCTGTACAAGGTCAAACTTAGCCTTGTTGATTCTCTTCCAGATACTCTCTATATTCCAAGATAGTTCTGGGCGTACAACCATTCCCTCGAATACAACTAGGCCAGACTTATCAGCAATGAATGCACGATCAAACTGCAGACCCTTAGAGTCTAGAATATTAGCTACTGCGAACGGCTCCGCTCCACAAGCTTTCTCTATACAGTTAACCTGCCATGTATTAGGAGCCGCATCGTTATCACTAGAAGCATAGAATCTATCAGATGAACAGAGTATCAGACTACGGCGATGCTCAAAAGCATTCTTCAGTCCCGAGCCACCATCTGAAGGATCTACTGTAATGAATCCATCCACATCGTTAAATGTCTCAGGTTCACCCTTCTCTGAGAGCCGTATTGTATAGTTATTACCGTCCTCAGCTATTACACCGAGTCGACCATTATACACAACAAGAGCTACACCAGCCGGAATAACGGCTAGGTTATCAAACAAATAGTCAGCAGACTCAATCAAATCCGCATCATAGAATGATACCGATGCTACCGTATCACCAGCCGCTACAGTGCCCTGCTCTCCAGGTATAAAGAAGAACTCATACCCAAATAGATTTCCCGTGAACAAAGACGCAGGAATAGACTTAGTAGCCAGTAGAACCTTAGTCTGAGTACCAGATACAGGTATCCCACTCAAATCTACTTCTCTACCACCACCAGCAGTAACTTGAGCTATGCTACTTCCTGGAGCCGTCATGAATCCACTAGAAGTAACATATGCTACAGCGAATAGGTGTACTCCGGATTCAACTTTCCCCGATGTCACACTATTATTAGCTACAAGAGTGAATCCACTAGGAGCTACTCCAGCAGCGGCTCTAGCAGTACCATCACCTTCATACACTAGGATATGTTTACCAGCCGCTCCCTCAACCCTATTATGGGCGCTGATATATAGTCTATTCGCGTAGTTAGCTACTGAGATATCGACAAAATCTCCATCCTGATAAATAGCAGTAGGATAATATAGACTATCATACAGATTGCCCAGATTATCCAGCCATATCCACCGCGGAGTTTCGCCAAGTCTCTTATACTGAAAAGCTCGAACAATATTGTCAGCAGTAAGACTAGGAGTACTGTGCAAGCCGTCTCTAGTAGATACCGCCCCCAATGAAAACTTGTTGTTACGGGCATCAGAAAAGAAGGCATCAGGTATAACCTCACCATTACCTCTGCTGAATATCCCTCTAAAGTCTGTCTGTTCTAGAGGCTTAAGACCTTGCTGCATAATATCTACTCCCTAAGAGTTTGGGTAGTACAGGATAGCCATCCTCTACCCTATACTACCCATTCCCTACTTAGGCGCCCGAAGCTCTAACACCCCAAGCACCAAAGTACTTTACGAGAGCAGCTTTAACAGCAGTAGAAGTAGAACCAAGAACAAGAGCCGGAGCAACTTCCTCATCAACATCAAGAGCCGCACTAATCTGAGTAACCTGAAGCTTATCCACGAAACAGGTCATCACACCAGCACGAGATATTTCTACCCTGAGACGCTGATATGTTCCAGCAGCCGCAACATCAACACCAGTATCAACACCAGTTGTACTAGTAAGAATAGATGCAGCAGCATCGCTCTTATTATATGCAGCGAAGTATCGATCTCCATCAGTCAAACCAACATCGAATACCAATCCAGCAAGATCATCCTGAACGAGGGTCAGAGTAAGAGTAGACCCAGTAACAGGCTGAGCAATAGCATCTGCAAATGTACCCACGAAACCAAAGAAGAAGTTTCGAAGAGTAATAGCAGAACTCTGAGCTATCAATACATCAATGACAAGAGGACCATGAGTATCAGGCTGAAATGGAACAGAGGTCGTTAGTCCAACACCAAGAGCAATGTTATGAGCGACTTCATCAGTAGTAGTAATAGTGGCTATTGGACCACCTTCACCTATAGCAACAACAACACCAGAGTCAGTCTCTGCGATACCTTCACCACAGATCTTAACTCCAGATTCAACGAGAGTAGCTATAGCAGCCGTATCAGCATGAGCTTTACCAACACCATTCCTAAAATCTGTCCTCCAACCCAATATCCCAGGCTGGTTAAAAGAAATAGGAGTCCAATATACGTTAGTTTTGGTACCTTCATTGATGTAAACAGAGCCGTTAGTGAGGTCAGTGTATGTTGAGCCGAATCCAGCTACACCCAAACCAGTTGGCTTAACATCTGCTCGTGAAGATGAACCACTCAAAGGACCACCAGTTCCAACCAGATCAAACACCTGGTTAATGAACATCCTATCCTTCTGAGCCGCCATCATACTTTGACTATGTATCATACGTCAATCCTATTCTTTACTTTATAGGAAAGGGTATCTCTACCCAAGCCCGTATTTACTGTGCGTTACTACTGTACCGACCCCTACGATGCCTAACACCCTGCTGGTCTAGAACGAAGATTCTCAGTAGATTATCTTCCGCTAGAGCCAGTTCATTGTCCTTTATATCATCAGCTTTAGCTTTATTCTCTCCTACAAACCTAGCACAAAGTTCAGCCGTCTTAGCTTCCAACCAAGGCTGAATCTTGTAATCATCTACAGGAGAGTTAGCAGCAGAGATAGCTGCCAACATACGTTCATATACTAACTTAACTTCTCTGTCAGCAGTAGAACCGAGTAGCTTAATAGTATTATCCTCGAACGACCAAACCCCTAGAGTAGTTCCCATTGCAGCATTAGGTATTTCATCTACCTCTTGCATCTGCACCCAATCAGACTCTTTAGTACTACCATCCGCCCTTTCGTAGAGCTTATTTGGTACTAGGAAGTCATTGGGCAAATCAACAGATTTAGCTCCAGCCGCAACATCTATAGCGGCGGAGGTCTCGTGGTTTATCTCTATATCATATACTGCCAGTAACTGCTCTAAGGATTTGTTCGCTCTCTTCAGATACGGTAGTTGTATTGTATTAGTAAACAGCCTTCTATTAACATCATTAAGGATAGCAGCAGCACCATCCATAATATCCGAAGCTACTATTGTAGGTGGTGCCATGTCTTAGTCCCCTAGAGAGCCAGCATTCGATTACGAGCATCCCAATAAGGGTCATTCAATGGAATATCAGACTCATTTCTACCAGCCTGAATCTTAACCATCTCATAGACCGCTTCAGTCTTAGCATTAGTAGGAATGGCAGTTTCAACTACACTCTTAGGAGTAACATCAACATGCTTCCTAAGTTCCTCACTAACCGATGCCATCGTTACAGCTTCCTGATATGTAGGAATCTGATCCCTAGATATCTTATCTGCAGCATTCCTTACTGCATCATCAATAGCATCGAACTGCATGGAGAATTGAGGATAAGCAGCCCGAAGATCCCTCCGTTCTTTTTCAGCGTCGGAGATAAGCTCTTCTATTACTTCTTTGGCTTCTTCATTACTTTTATCAAGTTCACTAGTGCTAACGTTGTCTCCCGATTCAGGCTGCTCTGGTGTATCCACGATACCTGATTCTTCATGAAGCTCCACCACTGGTTCTTGTAATACCTCAGTATTCTCACCCGCAGGAGTAATACCAGCCGGAAGTGTTATAGGACTCACTTTGCACCTACCATTGCGTTGTACTTCTCTTTGTTAATAACTTCCTTACAGTTGGGGCACTTAACAACCTCAGGATTAACATCAACCATGCAGTATTGGCACTTCATAAGAACAGGCATATTCTCAGGAATGTAGTTGACCCATTCAGCCTTGTGCCCAATAGCCTTGGCAGCGAATCGCTGAATATCAGAGACGGCTCGAATATTCTTATTCTGTTGCCAATCAGCATCAGCCATACGAGCAAGATTGCGATACCAGTTATTCTGGAGCCGTCTTGCCTCAGCCAGTTGTTCCTTTGCCATTTCCTGAACTTCATCAGGAGAGTAAATACCCTCAAGATAGAACATTCCAGGACGAGCATCATCACCAAGACAAAGCTGAGAACCACAGAAGTCCTTAACTATACTCTCAGCGAGGACGGCTGGAGAGGTAGTCTGCTTAATGCTCGAACCTGGCTTACCTTCATCCACCATAGGATTGGGTATCCAATGAATAGCCTCTCTCACATGAAGAATAGCAAATCCTAGCTTACTATCAGCACCAGGAATAACAAACTCTGACGGCAACAAGAGAGGCTTATTCTCTGTAATAGAGTATGGAAGCAATGATACAACAGTACAGCCGTATTCATAACGATTACGGTCATTCTGATTCTTGAACTTAACCTTACCGCCCTCAATCTGCATTTTGTCCTACCTTCTCTATTACAACTGTGTTATCCACGGGAGGCTTAGCAGGTACTGTTACTGCACTCCCATTAACCATGTCTAGAACTAGAGGCTCGCTATCTTCCCTGATACGATCAAGATCTCTAGCTGCTTCTTTCTTTTTAGCAGCTTCTTCCTCTGCCAGATGATCTTTTTCATTCTTCTTCTCTTCAGTCAAACTACGATGATGAGCAAGTTTGCTATCAACCAGTAGCTTAACTGCTCTCCAGATAGGATCAGGATTGCTATTCGCCGCACCGAATATCCAGAGCGGCTCATATGAATATGTTACACCGACAATCTCAGTCGATGTATTAGGTACAAGCACCTCTAGAACCCACTTATCTGGATACAGAGGATACTTCTCTACTTCATGTGGCCCAAACTCAGTACGAAGGAAGATGGTTCCTGTTTCATCAAAGATATCAAAACCAGCTTCGTTTACCTTCCACTCGTATTGCTTCGTACTCCACACTATCCGCAATCTAGCCTTATCACTATGCACGTCTTTCCCATAGTGATTGACTAGTTGTCGATTCAACTCGTCTATCTCAAATAATGATGTACTCATAGGATGGTTATGGTACGTTACCTAGGGTAGAATAAGAGGGGCGTCCTATCCTACCCTAGATATCCCAGTTCTACGTTAACGACTAGTCGATGAGTTCAGCAGTCATGGCAACTGGATAAACCAGAACACCATTAGACACAAACAGAGCCGCAACGGCTGCTACCATTGTGAATGCCTTACCAATCGGAATATCCTCAGTCTGAGCATTAACATCTCGTGCGAGAGTACCACCAGTAGCACCAGTAAATGCACCAGTAGGAATCACACAGAAGATGCCACGGAATCCCAAAGGCAGCCTGAATCCAGTAATAGCCTCAGTACCACTCATAACAGTGATAAAGTGGGTGATGCTATTAGCCAGACTTGCTACAGAAGCCTGAGTGACAGGATTCACATTAGGATTCTGCGGATTGCTAATCGGCTTCATGTTGTCCATAGCCATAATATTCTCTACTCCTTTCTCTTTCTCTAACTATTAGTAACCGCTCGGAACAGTCAGACCATCAATATAAGACAGAGCCGGAGGCATCTTATTGAAGATCTGGAATGAAACAGTCAGATACTGGAGCTGCGAGGTCTGAACACCACCACTAGGACCACGCACCTCAAATATCTTCCTTCCACCCACTTCATAGAATCCAGCCGCCTTCATTTCAGCGCGACCAAATGTATCCATGGGAAGGAAATCAATACGGGTTTTATCCCACATGAACTGGTCATCAATAGAAGCACCAGCCATTTGCATTCCATCACCAAAGTACATATCAAGATTCTCAGCCTTAGCCGTCTTCTGAATGACAGAAACGAGCTGACCAAGCTCTTCATATGCCTGCTTCTGGCAAGGATGCATAAAAGCCTTAAGACTCTTACCCATCTTATTCTTACCCAAACGATCACCAATCTTGTTCATGGCAAGACGGGCGAAAGGAAGAGCAAGAGCACCAGAAGCATTCACTCGATTAGCACGAATCTGCGGAATGGTAGCACGATCCAAACCAAGCCAAGTGCCAGTCGAGGCATTTGAATTGTGATATGGAACACCAAACAGACTCGTCGGTGATGCACCAGCAAGACCACTAACAAGAATCTTATCACCAGCCGTAATACCAGAGACGGCTGCGAACTTAACTACCTTGTTAGGCAGATCAACATACGTGATCTCAACTTCTCCAGCCGCAGTACGATTAGTAGCCAACGTGCTATCATACACATTGACAGGCTGACCTTCCTGCATAAGCTTAACACCGAAACCATCCGTAGAGCAGGTAACGGTATCAACACCAGAAGAAGTAGAAACGGAAGTAACAGTTCCAATAACACCATTACCAGCCGTCATGCACAGTGCATTCAGATGACGACGGAACTCGGGCATTTCACCGGCAATGAGTTCCTGATAGGCATTAACAACAGCCTTAGCATCCGAATCAGTAGACCACTCAACAAGCTTGGACCACTGAATAGCATACTTGAAATGGCAAACAGTAACGACAGCCTTATCATACGTGCTGCCACCACCGAGTCCCATATCACCATTATCAGGATTGAAATGCCCAAACTTACCACCAGGCTTGAGCTTCAAAGGGACTCGCATAGCACGATTGGAAACCTTTTCTGCACTAGCAGACTTCCCAACCTGGCTATAGAAAGTATCCTCAAGTTCAAACATCTGAGGAACCTTCTTGTGAATCTTCTCAGCTTCAGTAGCAACAACCTGGGACTCTGTCATGAGCTCGAACACACCAAAAGGCGTAGCTTCGAGCATACCATGCAGCGACTTAAAGAAACGAGAAATCATACCAGTACTCCCTAACCTCTAAGGATATCCATATCCGAGAGAGGCTTTTTCTCACCATTATTAGACTTTGGTCTAAAAGAGCTCGTCTTACCGTGAACTCTTTTATCCATATTAGTATTCGTACTCTGGACCCTCTTACCCCCACCACTACCAGACTTAGCTAGTGCTTTCTTAAGAAGTTCCTTCCTTACCTCCGGTACCAATGACTTTGCGCGGACCAGGGCCGCGTTAAGGATTCTGGTTTTAGAGTCATTAGAGTACCTATCATCTTTGGCCCGATCGAACATTGAACCAAGTCGAGTCTTGAACGCCTTTTCAGAGAACATCTTCCTACGAACTTCGATCTCAATATCCTCAATCAGCTTATTGAGAGTATACTCCGAGAGCCGTCCATCTTCCTTCAGAGGCTTAGCAATATGATCCTTGATTCTCGTATCATAGGACTTGTTGACACTACGCTCAAAAGTACCGCGCTCAGTATCTTCAAGATCCTTAAGCCGTTTCTCAAGCTTAAGCTCAGTCTCTGACTTTTCTTCCTTCTTCGATTCTATCTTGAGAGCCGCATTGACGTTCTCATCATCAAAATAGAACTGGTGAATCATCTTAGCCGCGATAGCAATATCACTATCCTTGCCATCCTTACCTTTACCCTTGCCCTCTTTATAAGCAGCACGGCAAAGTTGCTTGATAGGCAGAGCGGCTACTTCGTAATAAGCATCCTTATCCTTTTCCTGGAACCAATTAAGGATACCTACAGCAATCTTCTTTGCAGATTCCGGCTTACTCTTATGAATGGTATCCATAAGCTTAACCGGATCACCTGCACCAATGAGGTCTTCAGAAAGCTGATCAAAAGTCTTAGCTTTATCATCAGCATATTCTGCCTCTTTCGGTGAGCCAAAGATTTCACCGTAACGCTCATCACGGAATAGAGCCGCTTTGACATCAGGGAACTCTTTAGCGAAATTCGGGTACTTCTTCTTAATATCAGTCCAAGAAGAAAGTCTTACAGAAGTACCATCCTCTTCTTCATCTACCTCATCTTCAGCTACAGACTCTCTATCTTCATCCTCTTCCTCATCTTCATCTTCTTTATCTTCTTCTCCGCCCAATCCCTCATCGCCACCGTCATTACTATCATCTTCTTCTTCTGTCTTTTCCTCTTCTTCATCATCTACCTCTCCACCATCATCCCCAGAGAGAATAGACTCATCAGTTCCTCCACTACTACCACTACCACCAGATAGCCCTTCACCACCTTCTTCCATCAAGGGCATCTTAATACCATACCAACCATCAATATCACTCTTATACATATACTATCCTTCTGTAGTAGAAGTTGCAGATTGCGGTGCTTCACCAGCACCAGTTAATCCGGATGGATTCATAGTCTTCATCATCTGAGATTGCTCATGCTCAATATAATGCTGAATAGCCTGCTCGTATATCTCCGGAGGAAGGTTCATACCAACCTCAGATACGAGTATATTCTTCAGTACTTGCATATGAACAGCGTCGTCATCTACTACAGCGTCGACAAAAATCTGTTCGCCGTTAAGTAGTTTATAGAACTCAGCGTGCTGCTTATTCCTGTCGTTCGCGCCAGGTATATATAGATCTGGTAGACCAGTATACTTCCGCATTACCTCCGAGTTATTAGGATGAAGAAGGATAGCATGAACCGTATCATCCTTCATTTCAATCATCTTAGTAATAAAGTCTCTCTTCTGGGCCCAGGATGAGGGAAGAGTTTCATTCATATCAGGCTCAACTTGCCCAACCTTACCGAGAAGAGAGGATTTGTAAATCCATATATTGATATACGAGCCGTTACGCTTCTCCTGGAACTTCTCATCAGACTGAAGGTTCTCAGCATACTGAACTGAACCCTTATAGATGAATTTATTCCAAAATACCTTTATAGTTCTCCACGGTATTTGTACACGCTGTAGTGCCTGTGCTCTAGACTGACGATATTCATCAGCCGTCTTGCTACCGGCTACAGACTGACCACCAAATAGAGATGGAAGAGCACCAGATACTAGCTGTCCTCTTGATTGTAGACCCTGAGCAAACGTGCTATATTCCCCTGACATCGTAGCTGTTTTAATAGTATGAAATCCATCTGCCAATGCTCTATCTGGAGCATATGGCATAGCAGGACTCATCATACCAGGCATAGCCTGAGACTCAGAGTACTTCTTAAGATTAACAGTCTTAGGATGTACAAATGTCTCAGGTATACCGAATTCTATAGACTGTAGACCGAGATTGAATATATCATTCTCTGCATCCTGGACAGGAATAATAGCATTCCCAGCAGGCTCAGCATGAATAAACTCAGCTCTCGGATCTTCTGATACAGTCCATTCACGATCAAAGTCAGTATGCTCCTTCTCTACGATAGTATCCCCAATAATAGAGGCTCTTAGGCCATTAGGGTACTTCTGAAGAAGAATATCCCGCTTTTCCACATCCTCTAGAGTATAATAGTACCAAGGTCTGAAATAGCAATGGCGTACTGTAGCCATATGCTTTGGAAACTCACCAAGATACTCTGGAGGGAGCCGTCCCCAGCGTTCATATGAGTCTAGATCCATCTTATCAGTAAGAATCTCATCCTCGCCTAGACTTTCTTGATACTCAGCCCTGAATTTAGCTATATTATCATCAATACGAAGGATAATATAGCCCATTTCAGCTTGACTATGAGCATAGAGTGGGGCTTTTACTTCAGTAGGACCGTAGATTTCAAGTAAAGACATACCTTTTGGGGTATTATCCCACTCTACGACCTCATCTACTACATCTATTCTCTCTGTAGGTTCACCAGGTGACTCCATACCACAGGATTCACAGGTAAACATCATTGGAGCAATACCTTCACCAGATGGGACGGCTGATTCAAGCAATTCTCCACATCCAGGGCAACGATAATCTACTTCTTTTACTTCTTTCTGAACAGTCTTGCCAGCAGACTCGAATGTCCCATACGAAGGATCATACTTATACCGATTATGCCCAAATATAGTGCCCTTGTTCATGAGTATTACAAGGGCTTTAATCAGCAAAAGTGCTGCAGCATTCTTCTGTGATATCAGTTTACCAATATTCTCAAATGCCTTCGCGCTTTCGACATCATCTGGATTATCAGCATCTTCAGGAGCAAACTCCACAGTAGGAGTCTCAACAGAGAGAGCAGCTATAATACTCTCAATCCATGCCCTGTAAACGTTGATAATCTTAACATTCCCATTAATACCGTTTTTCTGGAGTTCTTCCAGGACAGTATTAATATTTCTATAATCCCTAGCAATGGGATCAAAGAAGATATTCTGGATATTGTTAAAGTAGTAGGTATTCCTCTTATATATGTTAACAAGAGGGATCCTCAGGTCCTTATCTTCTTCTTCAGCTATAGTAATAAGATCAAAAATAGCCTCTTTGCAGAGTTCTTCCTCTGCTTCAAGGTCATCTTCTGCATCTTGCTGAGCCTGAAGAACCTCAGGATCTGGTGTAATATCTTCCTCAGGTACAATAGCCTCTTCTTGAGGCTCTTCTTCCTGAAGTATATCCAGATCTTCTTCTATCGGAGGAAATGCCATTACTGTTTCCTTGCGTTAAGAGATTCTTCGAACTTTCGTTCAGCTTCCGTAAGCTCAGGATCTTTAGATTTCTTACTAGCTATACTAGCTGCTTCTCTCCTCAAACTCGACATCGTAGTAATGCGTCGAAGTGGGAGATAATTCTCATCATCTACTGCACTCTGCTGGTCAACGGCTAGTATTCCAGAGCGAATAAGAAGAAGCCTCTCATAATAATCTCGCTTCTCCCGCTCAATATCTAGCCATTCTCTCAGTAGGAGGCAAGACTTACATTCCCTACCTTCTTCCCCTACCAATTCTACGGTGACCGGCGACTGTATATATCTCATCGTCGCTTTCACCGGACTCACTAAGACGTTCAAGCTCACGGTAATAAGCCGTCTGAGATTGAGCAGTACGTATCGCATTTAGCTTCTCTATTTTCTCCATCTGTTCCATGCGAGCTTTAGACTCATCATAGAACTTATGGGCAGCTCTCACTATAGCACGGAGAGCATCATAAGGATCATCACCAGGAAACTCTGCAACATCTTCAGGATTATGCTCATCGGGTATACACATCGGTATAACATCAATGAGCTCCTTTGCCTCTCTACCCTCCAGCGAACGAAAGAATATTTGCAAGCGCGGGATATTCTTCTCTTCCTCCACAGTAGCAAAGATCTGAAGATATTCGTTATAAGACTCTTCGCCCTTATTCCTCAGAATCCAACCAGCTAGAGTCTGGTCATATCTCATATTATGAGTAGCTACTACTGGCTTCTGCTGCCAGCGTAGAAACTCATGAATCATCTTCTTACCACCGATACGATCTTTCTCTGCCAGCCGTATTTGATATTTTCCCTCGAACGCGTTGTATATCTGCTCTCGAATCGTTAACGGCTCACCTCTATGCTGATTAGCAGAGTGACAAACAACAACATCTTCTAGTACTTCATCACCAGTAAATGTTAGAATGTCCTTACTCCACACCTCAATAAGAGTCTTAACCCATGCAGCCGTCCTGTAGATATACAATCTACCATCCGGAGATACAGCGCCCCAGATAGCAAATGTCATTGCTGCCCATCCCCAATCTATCGCTAGTATTCTGGGCCACCATGATGGAATCTCAAATGGAGCAATAACATGTACTGCATTCTCTGGTTCATCAGCCAGTCGCATGACTCGGAACTCAGAGAATACTTGACCCTCATATGAGTTCCAGTCACCATAAAGCTTAGCTTTCTTTTCTACTTCCGGTAGACCTTCGAGCCGTACCAGGTATCCTGGGTCATTCTTAGTAAGATACGGATTATCCTTACCTAGGAATGGAACATATATTCTTTTCTGTCCAGTCTTCTTATCCTGTATAATCCTCTGACCTAGCGGGAACGGCTCAACGAATCTTTCTTTAAAGAATGCATGGCCAACATTGCCTGGATTCGTGAAAGCTCTAACAATTGCTGGGAGGTCAGGTGATGAACTCCTACAACGAGATATTGACAAGTAGAGATATTGGAAACCTGTAAAGTGTGTTGACTCATCCCAATCAATGTAGTTATACTCAGCGGAGTCGTATTTACGGACGTCTTGTTCTCTCTCCGCATGGCCATTTTGAATCCTAGCTCCAGAAGGAAACTTCCATACCTTCTTAGTATCGTTGTAGACGGCTCCCATAGGAGCATACCACTCATGCTGGCGAGGAACTATTTCTTTCTCTAGATCCGTAGCTAGCCGTCTCATAACCAATCCCTTGAACTTAGGATGTTCAGTGAATTGGCGAGCCGGAGGTATCATTATACCAAGATCAGTCTTACCACCACCTGCTGCTCCGCCACCTAGAGCTTCGAATACAGTATCAGGAAGACGTAGAACATCATTCTGACGCTGAGTAGGAATCCACTCCTTCAATATTACTGGAGTAGCATTTCCAACCTCAGTTACATTGAGTTCTGACATCTTTACCTGCTAACTCGTATACGTAATCCAGATGTTCATCGCAGAGAGTGGCCATACAATCGTTAATACGTCCGGTATCTATGAAGAGAACGACGTATTCCGCTAGTTCGTAACAATACTCATGCGTACAGGCTATAGGTGGAATACTATCATTTATCTTCTTTATTAGTATTCTACCACCTACAGCCCTAATGATAGTATGGAGAGATAACTCCTTAAGACTGAGTGGAATATTTCGCTCCTCTATTATCCCTTCTACAGGAACAATAGACTTAATCATCTCTCCATACATAATAGCCTACTTTCCGTTCCAAGAACTCCACATCTTATCAACCTTAACTTCAATAGATGTGATCCGATTCTCCAACCGATTCGTAGCAAGGAATATAGCTACCAAGACTGAAAATATTTGAAGGATAATCCCAAGATTTACTGTCATGTCTATTCTAGGTCCCGTCATACCTGCTCCGTTATCTCAGGTCATACTCGATGTGAAGGTGCTCATTAGCTTTACCTTCATCTTCAAGTACAAACTGGTATGCTTTATTAGCCAGCCGTCTTTTAGTTACAGATATAAGCTTTCTCTTTACATCTTTAGGTAGATGCTTCGTTCTAAAATCCAAAGCATTACCAGTATAATGTAAAGAGCCCTTCATGTGCTTGCTGTCATTAGCTGACGTAAGAGTTGTATTAATCCCAAGCTCCCCGCAAGCATTAGCAACGGCTGCAAATATAGTGTACCCTTTAGGCTGTACAGAGGATTTAACATATACCATATTACATTCTCTTTATAATTGCCATACCACCAAACCCATTACCACTTCCAGCAGGAGGTCCGGGTGGATCAGGGTCTCCCTCTCCATCATTCCAGGTAGCATCAAAGTCATCATCGTATTCAAAAGCGCCAATCTGTTGCTTATGAACACCGCCATCGGGGTCAAGGCCCATATTAGGGAAATACCCAACTCCAACGACATTACTATTAGCTGCCGGATTAATTACTACTCCACAAGATTCAAGAGTTGGAGAACCAAAAACATCAGTATTAATCCACATTCTCATGCAGCCGTCAGCCACATTGCTTGAGCTGCTGAATGTCCAAGACATCTGAACGTTGTGCCATTGATTTAAAGCATAAACAAATCCAGTTTCTTCTAAGCCATCTCCACCATCAATAGCAAGTAAGAACTTAACTGGTGTGCCCCCGGATGTATTTATTTCATACCCAGGAATAAATCTATCTGGGTTTCCATTCTGAGTAATCATCCACTTAACTGTCATCCTTGTGGATGTGCCATCTGACCAGTTAAGTGATAGCCCATTATTATCACTAGGAAAGCGGACCTTAATCCGCATATACCTAATATCACCATAGGTAGGATTAGTTCCTATGGTCATTCCATCAAAGCCGTACCCGAACTGTCCGCCGTAACCGTTACCTGCTGCTGGAGCTACGTGAGCTACTTGCTCTAGCTCTACATACGGACCATTATCTGGACCACCAGTAGAGAAATGGTTTATATTCCAAAGATCTGTATCCCTATCTACTACGGCTCCACCTACAGAATCAAAGTTATAATCAGGAGCCGCACCAGAACTAAAGTCTGCTACGAATAACGGCTGCCCGTATGCTGGAGTATATAGAAGGAGTAGTATAATAGGTAATACTTTTTTCATTAGTGTACCAAACCTCTTAGAGCACCACCACAACACCTAGAACTACCACCTCCACCTACTGTACCTTGAAAAGCTACTAAGTCTAATACAGTATCTTCGTTTGCAGAGCTTGTTAAGTTCCAAGCTTCAGTTACAGTGGTACCTGTTACAATACGGTACGACCATCGCATTGTACCGTTAGTTTCCTGCCCAATGTTTGTGAAACTTCCATCATCAGTCCATATTGCTGAACCAGTTGTATTACTAAGTAAACCAATTAGGATAGTTTCATTTACTGTCGTAACAACATCTGTAGAACTATGCGTCGTTGTAGCACTTGTAGTATTCGTTGCGCTGTCATCTATAACAGTCGGGTCTGGCATACCAGCCAATTCAATGGCTTGAGTGAAATCTCCATCAAATGTGCTGCCAGAGAGTGTAACTGTAATATTGGCTGTTGGGGTAGAACACACCCTCGAATACATATACCCATCAATGCCACCCTGTTGAGAGGCACGTTGAGTCATTGCATCCGACCCTAATACTACTGATGTAACAGTACGTGTGTTATGAGTGGATGTAAATACAACAATAACCGTATTACCAGTCGTACACGAAGAAGAGAATGAGTGAGTATTTACTCCAGCCGCATAAATAACTCCATCTTCAGCCGTTGAGGTCTGAACAATAGTTACTGCTGCACTAGAGTAATTTGGCGCACTAAACAGCAGTAAAGCTACAACTAGAGCTTTAATACTGCGCATAAGTCACTTCACCGTTTATCTGAATGGCTCCGGAAGTCTCAATACAAAGAGCGTCAGCAGCATCAGTTTTAGTAATCATTCCAAGACCAGAACCACGAGATACGCCTAAAAGACCAGTAGTAGTAGAGAATGCAAATGTACCAGTAACAGACTCTTCATCAGTAGCACAAGCCGTTCCGGTGCCCTTTACTAGTCTTACATCTACAGTAGCCTCAGCCGTAATCACATAAGAGCAAACGTATATGGTAGTCGTGCTAGAAATAGCTACAAGTTGAGTGTTGCCACTAGCAGCCGTATTAATAATAGCAACGTTATTACAAGCTACTCCTGGAGAAATTGCAATTCCATTTGTATCGACATTTAGAATTTTAAGTGAACCTTTTGCATCAAGCTGAACATCACCTCTATCACCGTCATCAAGGGTAATAGGAGTAGCATTATACCTACCACCAACCTTTACTGGATTCCCGGAGTCAGCACTATTATTGGCTATACCTCCACCAGTAAGAGTTGTAAGAGTAGCTACGTTCCAAGTACCAGACTGAGTTGCTGGAAATGTACCGCCAGTACCAGTAACAAGCCATGCAGTTGTATTAGCCGTATTCCCAGGCTGAAAAGTCCACGTTCCACTCTGAGCAGCTTGTGTAGCAAACGTACCAGCATTAGTTACAGCATGAGATGGAACGGAAGCTAGTGAAACAGGAAGAGTAGTAATAGCCGAAGAACCATCAGAGAGTCTAACAAATGCTGGAGTCCCAACAGGAGCATCAACAGTAAGTGAGCCACTATTGTCAGTGATTGGAATTGCTGACTGATTTGATGCAATAGTAACTGGGAGAGAAGCAGACATTGTAGTCTGCCCAAAGGTCAATCTTGCCCATGCAGAGCCATCATGAATAAAGTTCAGGTTATTAACCGTGTCACTCGTCTGACCCTGAGCAATAGTAGCAGCATCAGCATCAGTATTAGTAGCACTAGCAGTAACACTACCACTAATAATATCTACCTGCACCTCAGTACCAGCAACGGCACCTGCAAGTGTAGCAAGATGAGTAGTCTGGTTCTGTTGTTCAGTAAGAGATGCGTCTCCACCACCAGTAATAGAAGCAGTAGAACGAAGTGGTGCCGAGCCTCTCAGTACCTTATAGGTAGCATTACCACTAATAGCACTCGCTCTTATACGTACAAACTTATATCCAGGATTGGTAAAGAACTTCGGAGAGACATCTGCAGTAGTAGATGATGCACCATCAACATCATCTATTAGAGCCGTCCACGTTCCAGTGGTAAGAGACGTAGCATCAAGGCTATACTCAAACTGAAACGTTCCAGACGTACCAATATCAATAATAATACCGATAGAAGGAATACCCTTCATATCAATGAGCTCAGAACAACGCGTGCTAACACTACAATCAGCACCAGCCGTTGTAATGGAGCCTTCTTTTATTGTCTGGGCGCTTAGTCCAGAGACGGCTAGAAGGCTAAGTGCTATAGCTACAACTGATATCTTCATCTTTTTTATCATTATACTCTCTCTACCAATCCTATCCAACAAGAATAGTCTCGTAATCCCTCTCACTTCGGAGCGGCTGGACTACTATCTGAACCATTGTCTTAGGCCCAGCCTCTTCGTCCTTACCCTTCTTCGTATCCTTGAGATTAGATGCTATCTTAGACATATCTACAGCTAGTTTAGAGAGGTCCTTTAGTTTTATATCCCTGACTCCCTCTCCAGTAATCCTAGGCTGGATGGCCTCTATCGACTGCATCATTACATCAAGGGCTTTTTCATGAGCCGCATCAATAGTTCTCTCTACCGATGTAATATCCCTCAGCCGTTCGTCTAGTCTATTCCCCACTAGACCTTTACTGCTCTTAGATACCGTCGCTTGACTTATCTCTAGAGCCTCCGACACATCCTTCCCACTCTCACCCATATTAGAGAGCCGTCCTGCCAGTGCTCTAACACTATCAGGAATCTCACTTCCACCTTCTGGCCGTCCTGGCCTAGCACTCTTTACTATTACATGGACAAGATTATCCTGACTATCCATCCGCCCAAACAATTCGTCGTCCGATAGTATCATAATCTTACCCACTTAATACTACATGCTAGCAACGTTCTGACACACCTAGCCGATGCACTAGCATACCACAAAACGGTAACATTTTACCCACTGTTTTCCTAGGGATTCTTCACCTTCCGAACACCTCATCTATTGAGTACGCTCAGATTCTGAACATACTCTCTTTTTCATTATATTATTCTGTTCTTTCCTAGGTTCTTACTAAATAGGGGACCCTTTTCTAGGATTGATAGGCAGCGGAAGGTTGTATCTCAGCAATTATTATGCCAATATGGTACCACAAAATATGGTGTATGGGGTAGGGTGGAACCACTAGGTATAGTATATGAATGGTATCAATACACATTCGCCTCATGTTCGTATCAATACAATACGGTACTAAGTATATGATAGCAAAGGACTTATGGCTAAGCTCATGTATATCGTATGAGAACAGTGTATATATTACGCGTTCCACTATAGAACACACTACATATGGTATGCCTGATTTGAGATACACACTACATATGGTATGGTTTTCTGAGAAAACATGGCACGGCTGATGCTCTATATACTGATGTCGGGAGTTGGTGAGAACAAGGCAGTAGAGGATTTGACATCCTCACTCGATTCTGCTAAGATTCTCTAGTCGGTTGCAAGTAACACTCAGGTTCCGTTAATTCGGGAGTAGTCCTGAGATAAACGCGAAAGCGGCTGATTTGACAAACGACACGGGAAGTAGTAAGATAGTCTGGTAAGTCGGAAGTAAGACACAAGCAATAACTGACCGCTAGGCGTTATTACTTGTTCGCTCTTTGACAATTGAATACTATCAGCGCGATTGCCAGCTAGTATAGGCAACATGCACCGATAAGACTAGATGATGTTTATCTAGGGATACCGGATAATGCCAACTATACTAATCCAAGATAAGGCGGAAAATGGCAACGTGAGCATAGAAGGATACCATACTACAGTATCCTATTCTCTATAGAGCTATCCACATAGTAGGATAGCTCTAGTGGTGACACAGTGTGTAGGTAATCAATCCTACGTCCCCTTATAACGACAAATCGCCTGAAAGACGGCTAGGTTATAAGCTCGTTAAAATCCACTGTGTTACCTCTTGAGCTATCCTACACAAAGGACGGCTCAATATGATGATAGGTAACCGTGAGTATCGTGTAAAAGTAGATGCGGGAGTGATTCGTCATATTCCTATCATCAATAACCCTCCGCCTAGTCCAGTGTTTTACTCACTGTTTGAGCGAAAGGTTACTGGTGAGTATATACAAATTCGCTCCGCAGTCTACACCAGCGAGATGGAGGCGTTCCGAGTCTTCAGGGATGCTATTGCGAAAGCTCCATTGTCGCTCTCGATACGGAAGGCGAGAGTGAAGCGGAATAGAGCGCAAGGAGTGAGTAGGTTTCGAGGGGAAAGTTATAATGAGTGGCGAGATAGTCCGCTCAGGGAGAGGGAGAAGCGAGTAGGGAAATTCGACTGGAAGAAAGCTCAAGCCAATGATAAGGATTGAGGTAACAGTCTTGTTAGTGGTTTGGGTGGTGTGTCTATATCTGATGGTAAAACATCGGGTATGGTGGTAGTGGTGGAGATAGTGGATAGTTCTATAGAGGATAGGATAGTGTGGTGTGACAATGGTATCCAGGACGGCTCTAGGGAGTATTGTAGGCTCTGAAGTGTAGAGCTTATGATACTCTCTAAGACGTCCGCCAATAGATATGATAGTGTGTATGTGTAAGGGAAGAGTAGACATACAAAGACTATCTGTTCTATAGGGTGATGGATTGGACTGTAGTAGAACGATCTAAACTCTAGGTATGGGAGGAGGAAAAAATGAGTGAAGAACTAGAGTTTAGGATTGTGCTAGCTCTAAAGCTTGTTCTGCAAGTACATAAGGACAAGAGCTACGCAGAGTGGGCGCAAAAGTGGATTAGTGGAGAAGATAGAAGTAGAGAGTCTGCCGCTAATGCTGCTTATGCTACCGCTAATGCTGCTTATGCTGTTTATGCTGCTGCTTATGCTGCCGCTTATGCTGCTTATGCTTCTCATGCTTCTCATGCTGCTCATGCTATTAGTGGAAGCCTGAGAACTGGAGCTAAGCTATCACTAGTAGTTAAGTTCGTAGAGTAGTGGGGTAGGGAGTAGTAGAGTAGGGAGTAGAAAGAAGAGTTTAGATTGTAAGTCTATAGTGAAATACAATCCATCCACCTATAGAGCAGATAGGATAGTATGTCTCCGGTGAAGAACGAGACAAAAACATACTATGCTATCTGTTCCATCGTAAGAGTAGGAGATATGCTAGAGTGAACACAAGTAGTGGAATAGGCTCAGTCAACGTGCTGAGGTAATCCTATCCTCCGCGAACCATTCTAGTGTATACTATACGGCAAAAGAAGGAATGGGATGAGTTATGTAGAACCATACATATCGCTACCCTGTGACTCACTTACCGTATAGTCGTAATATAAGGGTAAGATGTTATATTACGCTCACTGTAGCCTAAAGTGGACAGTATGGGTCGTAAGGATTAACAGTTGACAACTGAGAACGGAGTGTGATATAATGACCTTGGCACAAGGGGCAGTCCCCCAGCCAAAACCCCGTGGCAATTTCGCTACGGTCCGAAGGAGCGATGGAACAATGGCAGCACTGGCGGTAAAGAAGGGTAAGACTCGTGGTAAGAATCCTCGTGAGATTGAATACGAGGCATTCGATTTGGAACAGCCGGATAGTCTCCCGAAGACTCTCGAAGAGTTCTCTGCGGTGACGAAGGTTGATACTGAGGCTGAGCTCGTTAGCCTTCTGATTAATGGATTCAACGATAGCCAATACTCTGCTGCGTCGGATGAGATTGGTGAGTTCATTAATGATGCTTGGGATAAGGATACTCAGGCTCAGTTCCGGCTGGCAGTTCGTAATACTTCCAAGATGACTGGTATGTCAATCGAGGATGTTGTTACGATGATGAAGCCTGCGGTTGAGAAGGGTTGGGCAGCTAAGGTTGAGGCTCGTGAGAAGGCTAAGGCTGATGAGAAGGCTAAGGCTGAGGCTGTGACTGCGTAGGAAGAAATAAAGATAGTCTGTCTACTCTCTAGATAGAGTTATCATATCTAATAAAAGGTCTAGGACGTAGTAAACCTTCTGTGAGAAGATGGATAGTCTTAGAGAATCTACACACACTCGACTATGCGAGTATAAATAGAGTTTAGGCATAGTGCGGATGTAGGGTATAGTAGAAAATATCTATTATACTCTACATCGTAAAGCTAGTAACGGTATCCACACCTGTGCACAGGTTTGATGGAGAGATAAGCCTAGCAGGATGTATCCAGTGGAGATGGTCTTTTGGATATACTCTGGTAATATAAGACGATTCATTCTAGAGTAGAGCTACCCGGTATCTTGTAGCCTAGGATGTTAACTAGAATCCGGGAGCTAATGTATAGAAGGTATCTATTAGAAGGTATCTTCTATAGATTGGCTAACTAGCTAATCTCTGTAACGTTCTCAATTGGTAGTCTGACGAACGAACAGTATTAATGACTATCCAGGGTATGAGTAGGTTACCCTTTCATAACTCATCCTGTTATAAACCAAAGGGAGCTAATCTTCTCCGGTAATACTCCAGACAGAGACTAGAGGGATGCACCGTTATAGTGACTATCATCATTACCATTCATACACTGTAGCGACGTCATTCTAGTCTCTATCCGGGTTATTAGTGGAGTAGAGCATGAGTATAATACTACATTTGTATTATTCTTTAGCTATCTCAACCATAACAGCTACCGTTTGATACCGTTGCTTACCGAGACATACCGTTGGATACCGCGAGAATCCGCGAGTCTACGGGAGTGGGAATGGCCGTAAGTCGTTGGGGGAGTAGGGTTTACGGGAAGTAGGAGCACAGGGTATGTTTACCTATCCCCCCTACTTCCCCCAGTCCTGGCAGGGTGGGAGTGTAGTGTAGTCTTATATTTAT